CCACTAAGTTTTTCAAGTACTTCGGGGCCGTCTCCCTTGGTCCACACGACGTCTCTTCCCGCCTCTGCGTAAGCGGGTGGATACTGCCCTAACGGCAGGGGTTTCATTCGTCGTCCTTTCCGGTTCCACCAAATCATCCTCAACAACAACCGGCACAGCGGTCACTACTGCGCTGCGTTCCACCAAGTTGCTTGGGGGTGATAGGAAATATCGTAGTCCTGTTGACATCCCAATCCATTCCCGCAGCAAATCAACACGGAAACCAGGGCAGTTCTCTTCAATGTACTCAATCATCCATGAGGGTGTGGCACAAGTGCCATCATACAACACCTCAAAATTTGGGTATTGCACCTCTTGATTAAATTGGGCATTCCAAGTCTGTCCCAAATTACGGAAGACAAAATCTTCCTCCATGTGGTCTACAACGGCAGACACAAAAGCACCCAATATTGGTGTGTAAGCGTCTGATAGATAGTAAGCATAAGCCTTATCTCGGAGTTTCTCCTCGCATGTGATATTCGCTGGCATTGATACTGTGAGATGGAATTTGCTGATTGCGCGTTTCACATCGCACATGGAGGTGGGGTCACCATACCATACCTGGGGTCCGTACAGTCGGTTCAAAAATTTGACGCCACCTTCTCCTCTCAAAACAGGTTCAATTGTCAGGTTCAATCCCAACTTGCGAGCAGCTTTCCGATAGGTCTCAGGAATTAAATCGGGGGTAATACCATCATCACCACCATATATTCCTAGACGTTTAAAAGCCGTTAGCTTGTCAACATAACCGCCGTCCTCTCTCGACATTCTCCAGGCCAAATACGCACAGAACGCATTGACCACGCTATTGAAAGCGGCAGTTTCGGGTGATCCAGATGCTCGGGCCAATCCAGAGTTATAAGGGATCGAGCTGCCGTCCACACCCAAATAACAATTCATGTTTTGTTGTGAACGTGTCAGTTCAATAATTTCCTCAGTGAATTCTGGTTTAAATCCATACACCAACACCCGCCTTTCGAGAATGCGGGGCACCTCACTTAACGTTCCATCAAACCGACTAAAATCAGTGTTGGAGATCGTCTTGGCATCTGAACAAATTTCAGCAACGCTTACGGCAATGTCAAAAGGGACTTTGCCGAAAGCATACCATGTTTGATTCTTCAACACTTCATCAGAAAAGGAGTATATATAACGTGAGTACCGATACTTATCGCTACCATTAATGGTTGTGATAATTCTCGGATCAGCAACCTTCCCATAAGCTTCACGTTTCAGGAAAGATTTGCCCTCTCGCTTACCATCAACAAATTCAGCCAACTCAAGAATTCTTTTCTGATTTGGTTTACTCTGTCGGTGATACACTTCCTCAGGTTCGACTGGTATCAAGGAGTGCTCTCTCACCCCGCTAGCTTTGTACATCAGCTCTACAAACTCATTGATAGCATTTATCAAGAATTTGTTGGGGGTCGAGGAAGACTTAACTTTGTCGATACGTCCTTCGATCGCTCGTCTTCCATTACCCACAGTCAAATCGGGGCAAAATCCATCGTCACAAAGTGGACTCATGAACGAAGACATTGATCGCTTGGCGTCGGCGTCATACTCATTGGTGTCAAATTGATAATTACGCACAAAAGATCTGGGTACACCGCAATAGCTCACAACTGCCATTTCTGGTAGTTTCTGGGCATGATATTCGTAAACTATCGCAGCACCCAAATGATCCTCTGGCATCAATTTCTTGACATGCATCATGGTTAGACCAGATTTTACTGATCTAGCCAGGCTAGCAATCGCAGAATCTTCTACGGACTTCAAGTTCCCACATAAAAGTGATAGAACTCGACCGGTAGATGTGTACAATCCATCCGCCCGGTGAGATATTAATCTCAAGAAATCTCCGTAGACTACTCGAAAACGGCGTAAAGGGTTTCCGCGAAGGAATCTTGCCAATAACGCCATTGGTCCAAACCAACGGCGAATTGGTATAAGCGCAACAACCTGGTGATCGTCGTCCATTTGTTTCTTATCAACTTGATAAGCAACAGTAACGAACGGTACCCAGTTCCGCCATTGCAACCAACTCCTTCCTGCAAACAACTTACTGAATACAAGAACATCAGTGTCATAATTCCACACCTTATGCTTATATTCAGCTCCTCCACCCACACGATACACAACCTCATTGTTGTGGTTGAACGTGAAATTATATTCTCCACGATCTGCCGCAACAGCTCCAGGCTGGAACGTGTATACGAGTGTAGGACGGAAATGTTCAACGAGAAACCCAGGCATATCCACATATTGGTCAACATCGACCATAGCTTGGATATCACCTGGGCTGGGCTGAAAGGGCTGTGGCTTTACCTGGACATCTTTTGCCCAATACCACTCTCTCGAGCCGCATCTCCCATTTCTCAAATCCGACTTGCTGCATTGATAAAACCACACTTTCCTGCCAAGTTCATTGCTAAACTTCTCAATAAAGTATGACCCCATGCTGCGGTCAGCAGCCGCAGCTCCATGCGAATGGTTCGGTGACGGTTTAAATTCCGTCACCGAAACATCCGCGAACAGGGAGCGGACAACAGATGAATCAATATCATACTGTTGTCCGAATTGGTTTAAGCACCGACTACAGAGATATCTCCATGACGTGCTAAGGCCCACCGCGCCAGTCGCAATAATAGCAAGCGGCACGTAACGCAATTGGGCTAATCGAATACTCATCGTGTT